GGAGTCCGGGAGACGGAGAAGCAGGACGCGATCGAACGTTTGAGGGAATGGCTCAAACCGGGGGACACGGTCTATACGATCCTTCGCAACGTGTCGAGGAGCGGTATGCAGCGCGAAATCAGCTTGAAGGCGATGCACAAGGACGGAAGCGAAGGAATGCTGCACTTGGACGGCAATGTGGCGCTGGCGTGTGGCGAGCGCATCGGCAAGCATGACGGGATCGTGGTCGGTGGTTGCGGCATGGACATGGGATTCTCGCTTGTCTACAACCTTTCGAGTGTTCTATTCCGCGAGGGGTATACGTGCAGCGGGGAGAGTTGCCGGTCAAGTGAACATCGAGGCGAATATGTCTATAGCGGTCGCGATGGCAACAAACGGACATGGAAGGCTGGCTCGGAGAAAGACGGCAACATGATGCACAAAGACGGCGGATACGCGCTGTCTCAAAGGTGGCTCTGATGCCCGCCACATGCGATTTCATATTCTTCGCACAGGACGTATGCAGTAATGGAAAGATTAGACTCCTGACGATGCATAACGGAACGACGTTCAAGGTCTGCCGCGCACATTACGATTGGTGGAGTGAGCGGAGGGCGGGAGTCGAAGTCGCTGCAAGGGAGATAGCAGAACGCGCGTACGCCCCGGCACCGAGTCACGTTCCGGTGTGGACATTCCCCGCGTGGGAATCTCTCGCGGAGGTGCTGTGATGCCCGTCGCCATATATGCCGATCTGTTCGTCTGGCATGTCTGCGCGCTGTGTCGCTTGCCTGGGTTCGATGAACCCGCACACGTTCACGTGGTCGCAAGTGAGGGACCGTGCTATGTGTATTGCGAGTGTGGCGCGGTCGCCAATAAACACTGAATCGTAGCCTGCTCCTGCCCTCCAGCGCGTGAGACGTTCGGAGGGCAGAAAGGAGGTTACAAACAATGCACAACCTGTATGTAGAAATCGCTGGCGAAAAGTATCCCGTGATCCCGGTTAACCTATCCGCCCGTTTGTACCAGTTGTCAACAATGGACGGCAAGAAATCAGGAGACGCTACGGTGCGATGCGCCGTTTCTTCTACGCGCTGGTTTCGCAAGGATGCGGAGGGCAAATTCATCCATGATCCGCGAATTAAGTCGACCGGCGGCGCATCATGAACCCTCACACACTCAGACTCACTTCAAACGGCCGCGTCGACCGCGCCAGGCGCGAAACGAAATACGATGCTACGTGCTCATGCGGGAAATGGTCAGCTCGCAACCTGACGGCTCAGCAGGCCAGGGGCGAGCACGCGGTACACCTGCAGGCGGTTGCTGGCCCTGACGCGCAAGACGCGCGGGAGCGTGCATTGTGAAAACCGAGATCATCACCCCCGATGGAACCAGGACCGGATACACCTACAAGAGCAAACCACGCGATACGGCCGGCAGGTTGCGCGAAATGTGCGCGATCATCGGCAACGGCTGCACCACCGTGGAGCACATAGCCCTGCCCGGCGGCGGGCATCTGTGGTGCGACGAAGACGGCAGTTTCAAGAACGTAGACCTTAACGAAGAGGCGTCGAAGTTGTACTGGTCCGCCGGTGGAATTCCTACCGCGTGGATAAGCGGGACGGTCATCGTCGAGACGAAGGCTATGCAGGAGCGTGCATTGTGAGCGCGTCCATCGCCCGCGGCCACTTCGACGGACGTGCGCCATCGTTCCGCATCACCCTGCACGCTCAGCAACCGAGGGCGGTACAGAGCATGCTCTTTGCCCCTCCGCCGGCCCAGGTCGTGCCGGCGCCGGCGTGTCTACATCCCGAGTCCGGATGGCAGAAAGACATCTTCGGCGACGTCGAGCACTGCTGTACGTTCTGCGGAGCGGAAACGCCGGAGATCAGGCCGTGAACGCGCAAGTCCTGATCGTCGACGACATGCGCCTCGTCCTCGAAGCGATTCGAGAGCAAGGGGTCCGAGTGGACCCCCTGTTCCCTGCGGAGTGCCGCCAGCTATTCAGCAACGTAGGGACCAGACTCCGCTACTGCCGCAAAGCCGGCCGCACGATCGATGAAGTAGGCGAGCTCCTCTGGGATCGCGGCTTCACGTCGCGGCGAGTGTCGACAGTGGAGTGTCTGGACCTTCTCGAGACTCTCTTCACTCCGTCTATCGTGCATGGCCGTGCTCAGCCGTCGAATTCTGCAATCGAGCGGGCGGCCGTGAAGGCGAGCAAGACGCGGCTTCTGAAGTTCCAATGCCCCGACTGCCAGCAGATCGCGCGAGGTACGCGGGCATCGCTACTCATCTGCGGATTGTGCTTTGAAATGAAAAGCGAAATCACTCACATGGTCAGGGTAGATGCCCTGCCGGAAGAAATACTGGAGCGCGCGAAATGAGAGAAACCGGAGTCCCCGAGCCGTCCATCAAGTTCGCCTGCACGTTGCAGAACCACCACTACCTCGCCATCGTCGAGGCAACCATTCAGCTGAGAGAGAAGACGGGGCGCAGCGTATCGCGCTCCCTCGTTCTCGATGCCCTGGTCGCGACCGCCGACATGGCCGCGCTCGTCGAGGAGATTGCGAAAAGGGGAGAGTCATGAATGACGAACAGTTTCTCGACCTCGACGACGATCCGATGGACGATGATGATCCGCGCTGTATCTGCGACGGCACCGGTTACCTTGGTGATCTGCATCGACGACATGTGCCGAGGCGCTGGCGAATGTTTTCACGGCGACGGCGAACTCCCCTGCCCCGTTCACGCAAACTACGTTTGACTCGGGTCGCGCAACTCGGTTACACTTCGCGCCTCAGATGCGCAGACACCGATCATCAGCTCAGAAGAAACGTGGATCGACCTACCATGACGTCTCGTCTCGGACCTTCAAGTGCGGCTGCGGAAAGCCCTGCCGATGGGCAACCAAACAGCAGCACTTGTCGTGTCCGGGGTGCGGGGCGAAACACCACCGCGGCCTTGACCTTCGCGAGCCGAACCCCGGCACCGAGGATGAGAAGGCGAAGATTCTCCAGGTCACGCGGTACACGCTCTGGAGGTATCGGCAGGGCATGGCCGGACGCATCCCGCCGGGCCGAAAGCCGCAGCGCTCGATGCTTCTCGCCCTCAAACGAATCGATCGAGAGTTCAGCGTCCGGGCGCAGAAAGAAGAGAACAAGCGCGCGGCGCGTGGAGAGTAGAATCCTCAGCCGAGGAGGTGAACCACGGAAACCATTTCCATCATCGGCAGTCACGTCACGATCATCATCATCAACGAGAACGAAGGAGAAAAGCAGATGTCTAAAGCAGTAGACGATCTAACGGCAGCAGTTCAAAAAGAGACGACCGTCATCAACGGGGCGCTCTCGCTCATCAAAGGCTTCGGCGGCCAAGTCCTCGACGCGAAGGACGACCCGATCAGGATCGAGCAGGTGGTCGCGCAGATGAACCAGAATGCCGATGCGCTCGCCGCGGCCGTGGCGGCTGTTCCGCCGGAGACACCGGTTTCGGCTCCCATACCGCCGCCTCCGACTCCGGCCCCGCAACCCGCGGGAACCGTCGTCGCCTTCCGCGTCCTCGACCCGCAGGGCGGATCTCCGCATCCGCTCCAGAGCACCTTCGCCTTCCAGGTCGCAGCTATCGACGCCAGCGGCCAGATCGTGCAGGGTTACGCCGGCTCGGTCAACTTCACCACACAGGCGCCCGGCACGCTCGCGGGCCTGCCATCACAGTACACGTTCGATCCGAACGTCGACCACGGCGTTCACGTGTTCCAGATGTTGAGCCATGGCCTCGGGACGTCGACGGTCACCGTGACCGACATCAGCAATCCGAACGTCCAGGGCTTCATGACGATCACGATTCAGTGAGCAAAAACACGAAGGGCGCGGTCCCGGTCAAGGTTTACCGCGCCCTTCAAATCAACCCGGAGGTGAACAATGGCGGAAGAGAAAGTAGCACGGGTAGCCAGCGAATGGCAACCGATGGAGACCGCGCCACGGAATGGCCGTGAAATCATCCTCGCGGTAGAACTCCGCGCCGGAGTTCCGGGCTGCATGTTGGTCGGTCACTTCATGCAAGGTGGTCATTGCATCGAAGACCACCCCCCTATTGATCGCGGCTGGTATTTCTGGAACGGCCGCCTCTTCGACAAAGCAACGAAGCCTATTGCGTGGATGCCGCTGCCGGAACCGCCGCAGGAGGTGTCATGACCGACCTCCCCCTCATCACCCCCTGCGCGACCTTCGACGAGTGGAAGCGGCTGCGAGGCACGTACATCGGAGGTAGCGACGCCGCGGCGATCCTCGGGCTCTCCCCCTACCGCAGCCCCGGCGAGGTCTGGATCGAGAAGGTTCAGGCTCGCGACCGGCTGGACTCCGGCGACGAGACGATCGATCCAGAGATGGAGAATCGGTTCACTCGTTGGGGGAAACGCCTTGAGCGCGTTGTCCTCGACGAATACCAGGACGTCACCGGCTACGAGGTGCGGCGGCCGGGCCTGACTCTCTATCGACACCCCGAGCTGCCGTTCATTGGCGGCACCCTCGACGGCGACGTGGTCACACCTCACGGCGACAAACGGATCGTCGAGGCGAAGACCATGGACGCATGGGTGCAGCACCGCACGGCGATGTGGGGCGCGGACGGATCCGACGAAGTTCCGGACTGGTATCTCGTGCAGCTCCTGGTCTACCTCATCGTCCGCCGGCACGACGGATTCACCCTCGGCGACTTCGCTGTGCTGATCGGAGGGAACGACTTCAGGACCTTCCACATCCCCTACGACGAGGAGCTCGCCGGCGTCATCATCCAGCGCCTTACCGAATTCTGGCAGCTCGTGCTCGAGCGCAAGCCGCCGCCATTCGACTACTCAGCGAAGAACGCCGTCGAGCTCCAGCGCCGCATCTGGAACAAGGTCTCGGGGTCGACGGTGTACGTGCCGGCCGACTACCGCCTACCGTCATCCGAGCACACGATCGTTTCGCTCATCGCCGAGCGAGACGAAGCTGCGGCGCTCAAGGACACAGCCGAGGCTCGATTTGCGGCGGCGAACGCGGAGCTGATGAACATCGCAGAGGAAGCCGGGCGCGTGGAGATCGACGGAATGGGTGGCCTGGCCATCCGCCGCAAGACGCGCGCCGCCTACCACGTCAACGCCTACGACGTCGAGGAGTCGATCGTTCTCGACGTGGTCG